AGCAATAAGAGACTACATAAATTATAAGATTGATAATCACACCTCTAACGAAGATCACGATTAATTTTAAGTCAGCATTTCACTTGCTGAATATTTAATCTTCAGGAGAGTGTAATGGCCGAACTTAGCTTTAAAAGTGTGGGTATCAAGAATACAGATTCTTCACTTAGAAGACATGTTGATACGCACCCAATAGGGATCAAGACACCGCTCCGTCTTGGTAATGAGAGATCTGGTTTATTTGATATGCATTTCTCAATTGAAGATCAGATAACTGATAATCTTAGAAATCTAATTTTAACTAACTATGGTGAGAGGCTCTGTAATTATAACTACGGAGCTAATTTAAGAGAGCTTACAACAGAGCTGTCATCAAAGGATGATTTCGATGCTGAGGCTATGCTTAGAATTAAAAGCGCAGTTAAGTCTCACCTTCCGTTTGTTGAACTAGATACGTTTGTATCAACTTTTGATAGAAGTGTGCTCAATTCAGGCGTCGAGGCTGTGTCTAAGATACAGCTCATGGTAAAATATAGTATACCAAAACTTAGGGTGACAGATCGAGCAATTAATGTATTTTTATATGTAATAGGATAACTCCATGGCTTCAAAAATTAAAAATGTACGACCAAGATCATATCTCAATAGAGATTTTGATTCCTTTAGGGCTGAACTTGTAGAATACGCAAGAACATATTTTAGTGATAAGATAACAGATTTTTCTGAGAATGGGATGGGTGGACTCTTTGTAGAGATGGCTTCATATGTGGGTGACACAATGTCGTATTATTTAGATCACCAGTTCAATGAGCTAGACATCCAAACTGCCGTAGAGCCTGGAAATATTGAACGTCTTGTTAGAATGTCTGGGGTCAAAATACAGGGCGCGGCACCCGCAACTGCTACTGTAGATTTTTATATAGAGGTTGATTCGATTCTTAAAAATACATCCTACATTCCAGATGTAACAAAGATGCCAGTGGTAAAGATGGGTACGTTAATTTCCTCAAAAAACGGCGTAATGTTTGAGCTTCTTGAGGATTTAAATTACACAAAAACAGATTCTGAGGGAAATGTTATAGCAGAATATGAGACTAGATCAACAGACTCTAGTGGAAATCCATTAACATTTTCTGTTAAGCTAACTGGTGTATGCCAGTCTGGAATAACTTCGTCACAATCCTTTGTTATTCCAGATAGTCTTCATCCATTTAGAACGATAACACTAAGCTCACCAAACGTAGTTGAGATAATACACGTATCAGATTCAAATGGAAACACATATTATCAGGTTGACGCTCTGACACAGGATGTAGTGTATAAGAGAGTTGTTAATATAGACGAAGATAATGATCTTGTTCCTGAAAATATTGAGCTTCTTCCAGCACCATACAGGTTTATATCGACAACAAGTAGACAGACTGGAATGACATCTTTAAGGTTCGGAGGAGGAAGCGCTGATACATTTGATAATGATATTATTCCTGATCCAAGCGAGGTAGCATTGCCTCTATATGGGAGTAAGATGACATTTTCAAGATTTACAATAGATCCTAATGCCCTATTAGAGACGAGAACACTCGGAATATCTCCTAGAAATACGACCATAACTGTTAGATATAGAGCGGGAGGTGGGCTTTCTCACAATGTCTCAGCCAATCAGATACAAACAGTTTCAACACTTTTAACTGAATTTTCATCGACAACATCGGCATCAGTTGTAACTTCAGTTCGTTCATCTATGGAGGTTGATAATCCCAACCCAGCATCGGGCGGCGAGGCAGCAATGACATTAAATGAGCTTAGGGCTACTGCTTTAGCATTTAGAAATTCACAGTCTAGAATAGTAACAAAATCTGATCTCATTGCTAGAATATATACTATGCCGTCTAATTTTGGAAGAGTTTTTAGAATTGGAATAAGATCAAATCCCAATAATCCCCTAGCCACAGAGCTCTCAATATTAAGTAGAAGTTCTGATGGTAGACTTATAATTTCTCCTGACTCTCTCAAGGAAAATTTAAGACTATATGTAAATGAATTTAGGTTAATATCTGACGCAATAGACATAATTGATGCACAGGTATTTAATATGAAAATAGAATATGGTGTTGTTGTTGATACGGTATCTAATAAAAATTTAACAATACAGAGCATTAATTCATCAATCAAGGAGTATATGTCAATTGAAAATTTCCAAATTGATCAACCAATAATGACGTCAGATCTCATTAATTTAATTATCAATGCATCTGGTGTGATATCTCTTGTAGATTTTTCAGTTTCTAATATGGTTGGAGAAATCGATGGAAGAGAATATAGTACTAGCTCATTTTCTGTAGCATCAAGCACAGATAGAGGTATGATTTATGCTCCTTCTGGTGGAATTTTTGAAGTAAAGTATCCTGATGATGATATTGTTGGAAGCGCGAGGTAAAAGATATAATGTATAGAATTTTAACTGCCAGTAAAGATTCATATATCACTAATAAAATTATTGATAATAGTTTTAGAGCAACAGATGCAAATGTTGGAAAAGCAGCAACGCTAGACCTTTTTAAACTATACGCAGAATCAACGTCTGGATCTAATACATCTCCCACGGAGCTATCTAGGGCTCTTGTTAAGTTTGATTTAAATGCATTAAGAAGGATAACGGGTTCATTTCTAGATATTGGACATTCATCATTTAAATGCACACTCAAGCTCATAGACGTGTATGGAGGTCAGACATGTCCATCTAATTTTAAATTAATCGTATTTCCGCTTTCAAAATCATTTGATGAAGGAATAGGAAGAGATATAGTAAGATTTTCAGACCTAGACAGCTGTAACTGGTTAACCTCTTCAGTTTCAAATTCGACAACAGCAGAAACGTGGTCTTTGGGAGGTGCGAATAAACATGGACTTTTGGGATCTACAAATATAGACATAATTGCTAGTGGAAACCTAAAAGATGGAAATGGAGTTTCACAAATATGGAAAGAACAGATATTTTCAACCGGAGAAGAGAATCTATCTATTGATGTAACAACTATTATTTCTGCAACTTTAAAAAATATAATTCCAGATTATGGACTAAGAATATCATATACTGGGTCAGAAGAAACAGATAGTGTAACGAGGTTTGTTAAGAGGTTTGGATCAGCAAATTCATCTAATCCTAATCTTAGGCCCCAATTAATCGTAGAATATAACGAAGCCATACAAGATCATCACAGGTCATTTTATTTTAATCTAAGCGGTTCATTATTTTTAAATAATTTTCACAGAGGGTTTTCAGCAAATATGTTGTCCGGATCCTCAGCTACACAAATTACTGGATCCAGCTCTATTATTTTAGAAATAAAATCCGGAAGCACGTCTAGGGGAACTTATTTTTCAAAAATAATAACAGGTTCTCAGCACAAAGTAGGCACAAACTTTATTACTGGAGTGTACTCTGCGTCATTTGCTGTATCGCAATGGGCATCTGGAACAATTCACAAGGAGATCAAAAATGCAGGATCAGCGACGTTTAAAGAGATATGGAGCTCTCTTGATAGATCTGTTGGTTTTTTGACATCTAGTTTTGTGGTCAAGAGTGTTCAAAGGTCATCATTTTCTAATCAGCCTAAACGTCTTCTAGCAAGTATTACAAATTTACAGAATGAATATTCAAAAAACAGTAAGATAAAAATAAGGGTTTTTGTTGAGGATGTAGATAGACCAGTCGTATATAAGAAGGTTCCTTTTGTAAATGATGGAGAGATATTTACTTCAATGTATTATAGAATTCTTGATTCTATGACAGGAGATGTAGTTATTCCATATGGAACAGACGGAAGCACACTATTATCTACAGATTCTGACGGGATGTATTTTGAATTCTATGTAGATTCTTTACACAAGGGTAGAGCCTATAGATTTGAATTTCTAGTAAAGGATATGGGAGTTGATCAATATTTTGACAATGTTGCATCATCGTTTAGTGTGATTTAGATGGCAAGGAATATTCACAAACACACTAGACCAAAATTATTTAGTCCAGCCGTAACTCGGCTAGAGACAAAGCTTGCGATAAGTGATCCTATCACATTGTCAAAGCTATCTGATACAAATGTCGAGAGCACATCATCATTTAGATATGATCAACCAGGAACAGGGTTAAAATCGACGCAGGAGTTGCCAATCGATTGGTCATCTTTTGAAAATCATACATTTTTTAATTCAGCACAATCTAAAGTAAATGTCGCATTCAATAGAATTGTTAATCACTATCCTTTTCAAGGAACAGAGAAAGAAATAGAAGCGTTTGAAGATTCTCTTACAGGATATGAAAAATATATCTTAGATGTATTTCCAAAGAATAACGGATATCTATTTTTCTCAGGAACATCAAAAAGTGAGAATCCAGAAGGTGGATTTTTAGAAAAGCTTGGAACATACATCTCAGTACTAGATAGTGCCGGAAGCCAATTTCCTCTATTTTCAAAAAATAGAACTGGCGAGTCAGTGATAAATCCTGGAATAAAATCATTGAGTTTTGAAATGCAGTTATTTATTCCTGATCAAGTAAATGATAATCAAATCATATGTCAGAGGAGAGTTGCGAATAATCAAGCAATAACTCTTGCGCTGTCTAAGTCACAGTCATCTAGAAACTGTAAGCTAATTTTTTCCGTTAATTCCGGATCAGCAAAACTTTTTACAAGTTCATCAATTGAAAAAGGTACGTTTAATCATGTTTGTGCAACTTTTGATAGAAGATCAGGGGTAAATGGTCTTAAGCTATATTTAAGTGAATCTCTTGTATCTTCTTCTTCAACAACATACGATATGGGAAATTTATCTACAAATAAGAGTAGGTTTATAATAGGATCAGGGTCTTCGTTTAGTGTAACAAAAGGTATTCTCCCACCCATGGGATCCGGAGACGTTGAAATATTTACACCAGCTCAGACTCTTTCAGGAGCTTTAGATGAGTTTAGGATTTTTCATGACATAAGGACGCTTGATCAACAAAGACAGTATGGAAATAAGTCAATTTATGCATCTAATGATTTAAAGTTATATTTTAAATTTAATGAGCCGACAGGATCATTTAATATCGATGATGCTTCTCTTGACAGTTCTGGAAATTCTCTTCATACTAGAATTTCAAACTTTACATATGGACTAAGAAATACGGGATCAATTTCTAATCCAATGACTGCAGAAGATATCAATAGATGTCCAATATTATTTCCATCCTATAAGACAGTTAAAAGTTTAAATGTTCATCTTTTGGCGTCTGCAAGTAATTATGATGATAGAAATCCCAATCTAATAACAAGACTTATTCCAATT